TACCCGGCGCAGCTCATACCGCTAGACGTGACCACGGTTAGCGCCGCCCGGGATCCCGAAACGTGGCAGCCGATCTATGCCATCGCCGGAATAGACGACGTGATCCCGGCCGATCGGGTGTTTCACGTGGCGCTAAACAAGCGTTCGGCCGAGCTCGTGGGCCGCGGCGTCCTATCTATGCCGGGCCCGCTATCGGCCGCCCTCGCCGCCGACAGTTACGCCGGCCGCTACTTCACCGATAGCGGCGTTCCGTCCGGTGTCATCACCGATAGCCGGCCGAACCTCACCGCCGAACAGGCGCTCGAGCTCAAAACACGCTGGCTCGCCGCCACGAACGGATCCGGCGTGCCGGTAGTGGTGCCGCCCTCGACCACGTTCCAACCGCTCGCCACGAACGCGAACGATAGCCAGCTCGTGCAGGCGCGGCAATGGGACGCGCAAGTGGTGGCGATGATGTTGGGGATCCCGCCCTTTCTGCTCGGTATCGAAAGCCAGCGGCACACATACACGAACGCCGAAAACGAATTCGGCCGGTTCGTCACTACCACGATCATGCGCCTACTGGCACCGCTCGAGCAACAGCTATCCGCGCAATGCCTGCCGGGCTCGAACGAGGCCGAATTCTGGACCGGCGCCCTACTGCGGGCCGATACCTCTACCCGGGCCGGCGCCGCCGTGAATCTGTACGCCGCCGAGATCATCACCCTTGCCGAGGCGCGCACCCTGGCCGGGTTCCCGCCCGACGGCGGCCCGGCCGAATCCTCACCGCAGCCGGCGCCGGCTGCCACGCCCTCGAGCTCGAGCCCGGGCCCGGCGGATGGTGCCGCCGGCGCCGAGGCCGAGCTCGCCGCCACCTTGCACCTAGTGGAGAGTTAGACCATGCCGAAACCGCTACGTCACACGCTGCCATGCGGGCTCGAGGTGCGCCACGATCCCGGCGACGATCCCGGCGACGGGCGCACCCTCGTGGGATTAGCGGTGCCTTTCGACGTGGAGCTAGATGTTTCGGATCTGTGGGATACGTACACGGAGGTGTTCCGGCGCGGATCGTTCGCGAAAACGATCAAGGATCGGGCCCGGGCGGTGCAGATGTTCGTTAACCACGCGCACCGGGATCTACCGATCGGTAAGGCGGTGCGCCTCGAGGAAACCGACGCCGGGCTCGAGGCCGAATTCCATCTGTCGGAGGTGGCGAACGCCGGCGACGTGCTTACCCTCGTGGGCGATGGCGTGATGAACGGGCTCTCGATCGGGTTCGAACCGGTATCCGATCAGATCACTAAGGCGAAGGATCGCACGCCGCCGGCGCCGTTCGATCTGGTGGAACGTAGCGAGGTGCGGCTGTTCGAAGTCTCGATCTGCTCGTTTCCCGCGTATGAGGCGGCCGGCGTTACCGGCGTGCGCGCCTCGAGCTCGGATCGGCCGGCGATCGCCGATCTCGCCGCCGAGCGGGCCCGTCTGCTCGCCGTGCGGGCCGGCGCCCTCGATCGGTGGGGCCGGGTGGTGCGCCGGTGACGGCTATTGAGCGGTGCCCAACCGTGTTGACCTATGACGAGGGACAGGCGCGGTTCACCGTGCGGTGCTCACTGGACGCGGGACACAGCGGCCGCCACCGCGGTAGCGCGGAGATCGATTTCGCCGGGCTCGAGCTCGAGCGGCCGGCGACGGGCTCGGCGCCATCATCCACCGGCCCGCAGATCTCCACCCGCTAGCATCCGCGCGAAACCACGGGCCGGACGCCGGGCCGGACGCACCGCCGAGGCGGTGGCGAAACCACCCGGGAGCGTGTAGCCACCCGAAGGGCACCGTAAGAAACGAACCCTATTCGGGAGGTTAAATGCCTATTTCCCTCGTGGACGTGCTGCGGCAATCGATCGACGAACTACACGGACGGATGAACGCCATAGAGGCGGGCGCCGTGGCCGATCAGCGCGACACCCTGAACGATCTCGAACAGACAACATGGAACGAACTGCGCACCGAGGCCGAGGCCAAAACCGGCCGGCTGGAATTGCTGGTGCAGCGAGGCGAGCTCGACCATCAAGCCGGCGATCTCATGGCCCGGCTACGTGGCGCCTCGAGCTCGAGCTCGGCTGACGATCGGCAATCGGTGAGCTCGCCGGCGCCGTTCCCGTACCGCACGCCGGGCGAGTACGTGCTCGGCTATATGCGCACGAAACACGGTGACACCGCCGAGAGTGCACGGTTTACCCGCGCCCTCGCCGATGTGACCACGGCGCAAACGCCCGGGCTGGTGCCGCCACAAGTTACCGGCGACATTCTCGGCACGTGGTTGGGAAACCGGCCGGGCGTGGACGTGATGACGAAACCGACGCTGCCGCCGGTGGGCATGGAGGTGCAGCGGCCGCACATTAGCCAGCACACCGATGTGGGCCCGCACACGGAGAAAGGGCCCGTAGTCTCGCAAGCGTTCACGCTGGACCTCGTGAAGATCGATCTGGCGTCCTATGCCGGCGCCGTGGATGTTTCGTGGGAGCTGGCGAACCGCTCGAGCCCGGGCGCCCTCGATCTGGTGTTCTCGGATCTGGTGTCCGTGTACGCCCGGAAATCCGATCAAGCTGCGGTTAACGGGATGGTGTCAAACATCACGCAATCGGTGGCGTGGGACGGCACGGCCGGCACGCTGGCGAAAGCGATCTCGGATGCCGCGGTGGAGTGCGCCACGAACGGCGAGGAAAACCTGTTTCCCGATACCGTCTGGCTCGGCTTGTCCGCCTACGGGCTGCTCGCCAGTCTCACGGACGGGAACGGCCGGCCGCTGTTCCCCTATCTGGCGCCGGCGAACGCCTACGGGACCGCCGACGCGGTCGGGAACATCTCCTCGGTTATGGGATTGCGCCCGGCGGTGGATCCCTACATAACGCCGAACACCTTTTTCGTGGGCCCGTCCGATCAAGCCGAATTCTACGAAACGCCCGGCGCGCCGGTGCAGCTCTCGGTAGTTGACGTGGGCGTGGCCGGCTACAACATCGGCGTGATCGGGATGTGGGCTGCGGCCGCCGTGGATCCCAACCAATTCTGCAAGATAACGAGCACCCTGCTACCGCTCGCCGCCGGCGCCGAGCCCGAGGAATCCGGTTCGCGCTCGAGCTCGAGGAAAGCTAGCTAACGGTGGCTACGCCGCCGGCGCCGTGGTTGACCGCTGACGAATATAAGGCGTGGGCCCGGATCGATCCGGCCGACACCGCCGACGACACCGCCATCTCTGAGGCGGTGGACGCAAGTTCCGAGGCGATCGAACTGCGGGCGCCGGCGGCGTTCGCGACCGACGACACCGGCACGCCGCTAGGGCCGGTGCCGGTGTCGGTACATAACGCCGGGCTGTTACTGGCGAACCGGCTGCTAAGCCGGCGCAATTCGCCGGACGGGATCGTGGGCGTTTCGGATATGGGCACCGCCCGGATCGCCTCCTACGATGCCGATATATCCGGGCTGTTAGGTCCGTGGCTAGATTCGGTAGTGGCGTGAGCTCGAGCGACGCAGCGGCCGCCATCTGTGACAAGCTGCGGGCCGCCGGCGTTCGGGCGACTACCGATCCGGGCGCCCTCAACCTGCCGGCCGTGCTCGTGGTGCCACCGCGGCGCGTCTACGACGTGGCGTGTGGCTATACGGCCGTCTGGACGGTGCACGCCCTCGCCGGCGGGCCCACCGGCGGCGATCGCTCCACGTGGGCCGCCCTAGACGAGCTGGTGGACACCATCGCCGGCGTGTACCCGGTGGAAACCGCGCAGCCCGGCGCCTACGTGCTAGGCCCGAACACGATCCCTAGTTACCTAGTCACATTTACGGAGGTGTGCGAATGACGATCAACGAATCCCGGCTGATAAACGGGACGCTCAAGCTAGGGCCCACCGGCACCGCCCTGGATATGTCCTGCCAGGTTACGAACGTGCGGATCACGACCGCCTATAGCGACGATGGCGACGCCGTTACCGTGCTGTGCGGCGACACGAAACCGCCACCGCGCAAGCTGGACGGGCACAAGCTCGAGGGAACCATCGTGCAGGATTTCGACATTGACGAGCTCGGCGGTGGCGTGATCGATTACGCCTGGAATCACGCCCTCGAGGTAGTCGCCTACGAATACGTGCCGAACGATCCCGCCGCGTGTCCCACCATCACCGGCACGCTACAGATCGAAATCCCGGCCGAAACCTACGGCGGCGATGTGAACAAGCGCGTAACGAGCGATTTCTCGTGGAACCTGCAGGATACGCCGGTTCGCACGTACCCGGCGCTGGCCGGCTAGTGCCGGCGCAGATCCGGATCGTAGGCGAGGCG